ATGAACAAGATGCTATTGAAGATTTAGTGCGTCAGGAAAATGAACGCTAACGCTGAAATGAGCGTAGTGACCGCAGGGAATTACGACTCATGGAATGTTAGGCAACGTTTAAATTTAATAGTATGAAAGAATCAAAAAGACTTAGAATAGAAGCCGAGCAAACAGATAATGACTTGGCAGCTTTAGGGAAATATACCAAAGTACTTAGAGCAGAACGAAAAGAAAAGTTTGAGGAAACTTGGCTTAAAAAGCTACAAGAACAAACAAAAGTAACCAAAAGATATAATGGAAGCTATACGTTTGATTCTAAATATGGGGTAATTGACTTTTTCCCTAAAGCTAATAAGCTACTTATAAGAAAGCAAAACAAATGGAAGAAACCTGCATTGAAGTTTATTGTAAGCAATATCCTTAATGGTGGGTAACGGAAATAATAAACCATCGTTAGAAAAAGTAACAAAAGTAGTACTGGCTACAACGTTATTTAAAAAAATCAATATGGAAAAAGAACAGATAGTAAAAGAACTGACGCAAGCCCGAAAAGAACAAGGGGTAAAAAAAACTCACATAGCACACAACCTAAGTGTTGATGGATTCGAGAAGGGTAGAGACTCAGCAATGAGTACGCTTTTTAAGTACGCGGAGGCGGTAGGTTATGAAGTAATAGTAAAACGGAAGAAATGAAATACAACACTAAAACACAAGCAATAGAAGCTATTAAGCGATTGCAACAACTGATTGACCGCGAGGCGATTGTGGAAATAACAGAGAAGAAAAAGAGCAAAAGTGTTAGTCAAAATGCGTATCTTCACGCTATATTGAGTATGGCAGCGATTCACTTTGGCCTGACGCTGGACGAGGTTAAGCAAGTGATGAAGTATAGTGCGGGGAATATGGTTTCTTATGGATGGATCATCAAGAGTGTTAGAGGTTTTCAGACGTACAGAAGTATAGCAACCTTCAATAACCCAGAGATCAACCTATTCATTGAACACGTTAGGAACTTCTCACAGACTCATAACTGCTACTTACCAACTCCAATGGAGTACAAGCAAAATAAAATAGAATACGATAACGAGATATCGAAACAAAAGCAATACTTATAAAACAAAAGCAATAAAGCATGGAATTAGAAGAGATGTTAAAAAGGGCGTGGTACTCAGGTAGGCAATACGCGTATGATGTTCGAAGAGGGGATGAGGGTGAGGTGTTCCATAATTGGATAAAGAGCGAGGAAGTTAAAGATATGATTATAGACTACAGATCTCAATAATATGAACAGAGTAATACTAAGCGGATACATCGGTCAAGACTGCGAGGTTAAGACCTTTGAAGATGGAGGTAAAACCATTACCGCGACAATAGCTACAAGCTACCAAAAGAAAGTAGGTGAAAACTACGAGGACGCAACGGACTGGCACAACCTTAAAGTGAGCAACCGAAAGGCTAACTTTGCTGAGAAGGTGTTCAAAAAGGGCGTGTTCGTCACGATAGAGGGCAAGCTAAAACATAGGAAGTACGAGGATGGAAACGGTCAAACTAAGTACTTCACTGAGGTAGTAGTTGATGACATAAACGCACCAAAGCAATGAGAATAGTTAACTGGTTTAAGTCCTTGTTCAAGGAAGATGTAGTGCTAAGTGATTGGGTTCAGCTTCATAGGTACTACTGTATAGAGATGAACGCGAAGATTGACGGAGTTTACCAAGCCCCTATAAGATACCTTCCAAACTCCCAGGCGTTGATGAAATTCTTATCACTGTTTGGAACAAAAGCCAAAACCGCATGGGACTTGAATAGTGACGGTGTATTGAACACTCCTGATATGATGGCCTTGATAGCTGGGTACGGAACAACGCCCGACCCAAACCCAAGCCTATTGCCTTTGGATTTGTTTGAGTTGTTTGGAGAGTTTGGCGAGGGTAACAACTGGTTTAACCCTTTAGCACCTATTCAGTTCAACGGTGAAGATGTTAGTTTTTTATGGTATCACACAACGCCATACGACGAAAGCGATGTATTCATTAAAGACAGTCCTAGAAGTTTCGACATCGATGTAGTGTTAATGTCAGGAAATATTTTTACATTTACATTCGTAGAGAGATGAAATGAATGTTGAAGAGTGGTATAGTAGAGCCTTCAAGATAACTAAAGGCGACCCCTTGTATAAAGATTATGTTCACGACGTTTATATAAAGATGCAGCGCAAGGGTGTTGAGGTTTTGGATTCTTATATTTACCTAGCCATTCATAACAGATGGATAGACGAGATAAGAAGGAAGAAGGAAGAGGAATTAATCTTCCATCCAAGCAAGCAGCCAAGTGAGCCACTAGACCTAAACAACTATAATTTAGACGCGTTCGAAGCAGAGGTAAGTAGATCGTTAATGGAGGGCTACAAGCCTAAAGAGATAGCGAAGATATGCGGGGTGGAGTGTAGATACATTTGGAGCGTGATTAGATCAGTAAAAGCCAAGATAAAACAATGCTAGTAAATAAAGACACATACAAGAAGAGGCTGGATAAGTGCCACGATTGCCCCAACTACAAGAGGGCGACAAGAAGTTGCGGCACTATCTTAACAAGGCTAACACCTAACCCCGACAAGGTTAAATTCGGAAGGGGTGAAGCTGAGTTGTGCGGGTGTGTTATGAGTGTTAAAGCACGCCTAAAGGTTGCTAGGTGTCCAATCAATAAATGGGGCAGAGACTTGACTAAGTATGAACTATCTGAGATGGAGCGAGTGGTTACCAACTTAAAAGATAAGTCGAGGATAACCGCAGAAGAGCGCAAGGATTTTTATAAAGTTCTATCAATGGTGGGAGGTACAAATAAGACAGACGAAAACTGTAAGCCCTGCTTTCTAAAAGAACTAAAGGAGTTTGTAAACAACTACGAGAAGCGAAATGATTAAGACAGACATAAAAGAGGAACGACCTAAGAGCGATACTTTTATATTCGTTGTAGGAGAAACACCTAACTTAGGAATGTTTAACGAGGATAAGGTGCGAAGCCTTACCGAAAAGGGAAAGGAATACACTTTAGAAGAAATTGATTACTGGTTAAAATAGAATAGCATGAAAGGAACAAGTACAACATTTGCAGAGCTACAAGAAGGACAGACAATCTTCTACACTATCAAGGGTGAGAGAAACAGAACCAAGGTGGTAGAAGTAAAAAGCACTAAGGGACTAGCGTTTAAAGCGGCTAACGGTTCATCAGTGAGAATGAGTAAGACAGACGCGGAGGGATTTGAGTACAAGTCAAGCGACAACGTGCTTTGGTCATTGGTGTAGAGTGGCAACCGTGCTAAAGGGGTAAGCAGTTCGAATCTGCACACGGTTCTAAATAATTAAAAACAAAATAAGATGAAAGTAATAGACAAGAGAGAAGAGAAAGAAGTTACCTATAAATTGGGCGATTGGTTTGAGCATAATGGCGATAGCTCTGGGTTATGTCAATTAATTTACGTACCAAGTGAAAGGATGGCTTTAACCGATGACCATGCTTCATTTTGCGGAGGCTCTATAGATATACCTGAAAAGATAACAAGGGAGCACATAGACCAATTGAGTAGATACGTTGGCAAAAAAGTAAACGTAGAGATTCATGTAATTTCAAACGCTGAGGAATGAGACTAACAACAATAATACTACTAACGACCCTACTCGCCTCATGCACTAAGGAGGAAGTAAAGCCAGATAACAACGTAGAGCCATGTTACTCAGTATGCGGAACAGTAGTAGGTTTCCATGAAGACGAAGCAGCGGTTTACTACGCTATAGAGGTAGAGAACGAATGTACTAAGAACCGTGATCTATTCGATGTAGGTTTTCAAACTTACTTCTTTACCAACCAAGGGGATGAGTATTGTAGCGGTGAAATGTGGTAGCCGAAAAATAAATGGTTAAAAATGGATGAGCGAGACAGTAACGGTAGATTCACTAAGGGATGCGAGAAGGCTGGCAGACCCAAAGGGGTTGAGAACAAGACCACCACGGCAGCCAAGGAGCTAATGGTTTCCGCTATGGAAGATCAAGCCGAAGTTATGGAGAAGAAATTTAACGAGCTGGCAAAAGAGGACGCAGCTACTTACCTGAACATATTAGCTAAGTTCCTTCCCTACATTCTACCTAAGAAGGTTGAGAATACTATCAAGGTGGATGAAGAGGATAGGCCTATTGGTAGTTGGATACGATTCAAGGAAGAGTGATTGACCTACACCCCAAATACAGACCCCTATTCACTGCGCCTACCCGTTACTTCATTATAACTGGTGGGCGTGGTTCGTCTAAGTCATTCAGCGAAAAGACTTGGGAGGTACTACTAACCTATGAGAAAGGACATACCATCCTAGACACTAGGTACACGATGAACAGTAGCAAGGATTCAACGTTGCCAGAGTTCACGGAGAAGATAGATATACTGAAGGCCAATGATGACTTCCACATAGAAGCCAACGAGGTTACAAACAAGCGCAGCGGTTCACGGGTTCTATTCAGAGGGATAAAGCAGCAGAGCAAAGACCAGACGGCAAAGCTAAAGAGTTTGCAAGGCGTTACCACTTGGGTACTGGATGAGTCCGAAGAGATGACCGACGAGAGCCAGTTTGATAAGATTGATTTTTCCATACGCCAGAAAGGTATTCAAAACAGGGTGGTGCTTATCCTAAACCCCGCAACAAAGGCACATTGGATATACAAGCGATTCTTTCAGGACATGGGAGTAGTTGAAGGCTTCAACGGGGTCAAGGGTGACGTGTGCTATATCCATACAACCTACGAAGACAACAAAGAGAACCTATCGGAATCCTTTCTTGCGCAGGTTGAGAACATGAAGCAGCGTAACCCTATCAAGTACAAGCACGTTATTCTTGGTGGTTGGCTAGACAAAGCCGAGGGTGTTATTTTCCCTAATTGGGAGTATGGAGAGTTTGACGACTCAGGTAGTATTATATTCGGTCAGGACTACGGATTCAAAGCAGACCCAACAACACTAGTTAGGGTGAAGGTTGATAACAAACTAATGGAGATCAGGGTTAAGGTTGACTTTTACGAGATGGGAGCAAGCACATCGCGGATAGGTGAGGTTAATAGAAAGGTTGCGGGGCGAACAATGATTGTAGGAGACAACGCAGAGCCTAGACTTATAAGCGAGCTAAAGAAGTATTGCAACATAACACCATGCTCAAAGGGTAAGGGTTCTGTTACTTCTGGGATAAAGAAGATACAAGACTATAAGATAATCGTTCACAATGACGAATTGGGTCAAAAGATGGGCGAAGAATTGAATAATTATACATGGGTAAGCGGTAAGGATTCCGTACCTTTAGATATGTATAACCACTGCATTGACGCTATGCGTTATGCGTTTGACAGATTGAACAAAGGTAAAGTAATACTAGGGTAATGGATGATCTAGTAGAGTCTATAATAGGGTTTGGATTGTACCCCGCCGTTGTCATACTCAAAGAGTTTGAAAGGGCAGAGGACTATGAGTCTTGCGCTATAATGAGAGACGCTATTTTATTAGCTTGCGAAGAGTCAGAGATTAAGCCAGAGATAGCCTTTAGAGATGACGCTATAGAGTTCCTACACGATGCCATAGTGACTAACTACGGGATTGAATCAGCACTAGAGTTGCCTTATAGAGTTGAAGCATTTAGAAGAGACATAACAGATGAAGATTGAATACCCGAAATACTTTCAAGACGTAACTATAGACCAAGCGTCTAAGTTCTACACGGCACACACTGACATTGAAAAGGTAGCAGCGTTCGGGAACGATACCGAGGTGCTTCTTAAAATGAAGATGAACGAGGTGGCCAAGATCGCGGAGCATTTGGAGGAGTTGATGGATAACGGGCAGGCAGCCGACTCTATGAAGTTCACACATGATGGGATTATGTATGGGCTGCACCCCGATCTACATGAACTAGAGTACGGGGCTTACGTTGACATGGGTAACTATTTAGAGACAGAGGAAAGCTACTGGAAGAACGCGGGGAAGATTGCCAACGTTCTTTTTAGGCGTATAACGGTTGACGCTGGTGCTACTTATGAGGTCGAAGAGTATGACCCTAGCTTAGAATTATTTGGAGAGTTGCCCGTTATATATTTGAACGCTGCAGGTTTTTTTTTATCCAATTTAGGGATAGATTACGAAAACAATACCAACAGTTATATCCTGAAGCTAGCGAAGATGGAGACGTTAAAAGCTCAGACTTTGCTAAGAAATGGGGGGCGTATAGGGTTATTTACGCGCTTGCGGGCGAAGACCTTACGAAGATGGATGAAGTTACGAGGATGAGTGTCAGCCGTGTTCACTTGCATATTGCGTACTTAGACGATTTAAGCAGATTGAAGGATTAATGGCTACCGTACTAACATTAAATAACATTGTGAAGCGTTTGGAAACATTCGCTGCAAACCACCACTTTATCAATACGTTTAGCTTTGGATCACCAGAAGACATAGACAAGACTGATGGGGTGGAGTATCCTTTGATGCACGTTATTCAGATCGGTTCTACATTGGATGCGGAAGGCAATAAAAAAACCTATGACCTTTCTATAGTATTCGCAGACCGACCAACAGAGAGCAGTGATAAGGTAGGGCACCAAGTGCAAGTACAAAGCGACATGGAGCAATGTGCGGAGGATTTGTTGAACGATATTCATTCGGGCGGTGTTATATTCTCTGCTTCTGAATTATGGGGTATTGATTCAAATGGTATTGAGTATTTTGACGAGGACAACACCAATACACTATCGGGGGCTATTCTTAGTATTGGGTTGACAGTACCTTATCAGTTGGACGCTTGCGCTCTTCCTATAACGGGATATGTACCAACGTCTACAGATTGCCCAGACGCAACTGTTGAGAATAGCGATCAATCCTACCAAGTCAATGTAGCTAGCGGGGGTACTTTAGTTTTGCCAAATAGCACTATACGAAACTCTGACACTAGTTGGAGTACTAGCATACCAGCAACTAGCAACCTAACATTGGCAGACTTCCCTATCAAGGCTACAGATGGCAGCGATGTTGTTTCTACTTTGTTGAGTACTCCTTACGACCCAGACGGATATACTCACCCTAAAATGAAGATCGTAGACCAAAACGACGTATCTAGTGGTGGTGCTAGAATAGGGAAGATTATTAAAATCGTAGGCGCAGACATTACCGATGTGGCTGAAACGTCAACACACATAAACATAACGCCCACTGTTCCAGTTTGCCCAACTCCTTCGGGAATATGCTATCAGTCTCCTATAGTTTCACAGACCACAAGCTATAGGACTGGTGACGAGGGTTGGCAGATAGCAAATGGGGTTTGGAATAGGACAGACCCTAGCTACCCAACTCATAAGTCTAAACTGGATTTGAGTGCTGCAAACCCATACATAACACTAGAAAATAACAATGCTTTTGGCAACAAGTCTAGGTTTACGGATGAAGCGGGAGTGGCTGCGGTGACTGGCTCTAATACTTCAAGCGGCTTAGTGATAGATCACTTAACGGGCTATATGTGGTATGGTATAAAATCGTCTACTACTGATTGGGATGGTGCAATAGATGGTGCGCTAGCTTCAACGCAGGGCGGTTATTCAGATTGGCATATACCGCCTAAGAACATTTATGACGAGTTGATGTCAATCGGGGTTTACTCTACGGAGTTACCTGGTTTTAACAATACGGACATTAATAGAAATTGGACGGCTTCTACAATATCAACAATAACAACCAACGCTTATATCTATTATAGTTCTGGGTCTGAGATATACGGCTATAGATTGGTCAAGACAAATAGCACTTACTATTATGTTATGGTAAGAAAACACTACTAAGATGGATATAGTTTACCAAAAAAGCGGAGTGGTTAAGGTTCAAGACGTGAACTTAGAAGATCCAAAGGGCAAGCCTATAAATATTGAGATTGATTTTGTAATGGAAACGGTCACGCTAGGTGTAGAGGCTTGGGATGACTTGAATACTATTGGCAGGGTTTACGAGTTAGATATGGATGACCAGTTTAAGGCCGATATATCACAGTTCTTTTTAGTTAATATCGCCAGACTAATGCGTGAGAACTACACAGAGTTTACGGGCTTGTCACTAGTAGATTAGTCCAAGGATGCTGGATAATGTAGAGAAGACCGCTAACCACTTTGGACGATTAATCGTTGAGAGGGCACAACTAGAGCTAGGAACTAGGCGAAAGCAAACGGCTGGAAGTGGAAGGGTTTACACGGGGCGAAAGGTAGCTTCTGACAACTTGCGTAAAAGTTTAGACTTTACCCTTCAAGCTAATAAGGATAGGTTCTCTATTCAGTTTGGCGCAAAGGGTACTGCTGCTAAGTATGCTGGCATTGTTCACGATGGTAGACGAAGAGGTAAGCAGCCCCCTATACAAGAGCTGGTTGATTGGATGCGTAAGAAGCGAATACGACCACGTAAGGAGGATGGTAGCTTTTCAGAAAGTACAGAGTCGGCACGAAGGGGTTTGGCTTTTGTTATTGCTAGGTCGATAGGGCGACATGGAACAAAGGAGTTCCCTTACTACGAAATAGCATTAAAGAAATACGACACACAGATGACAGACGCGCTATTGAAAGCGGTTGAGTTAGACGTAGAGATTGAGTTTAAAGATTTAGGATAATGGCAATAACACTAGTACAAACACCAGCCAACGTATTAAAAGCAGGGCAGCGTATAATTTACACGGCCTCATCTTCCAATGTTTCAGAAACGGGTTTTAAGTTCTTTGTACAAGTTTACGAGGGTTCTGATGAATTGTATTCAGCATACATAAGCCCTAACCCATCTGACTATTTAGTCTTTGATCTGGGAAACATCGCTAAGTCATTAGTAAAGCCTTTGACTAGTGAGGGTGCGGATAATCCAATACACGGAACGGTTAACGTGTCTGGAAGGGCTTTCAAGAAAGGGAACAATATAAATAGACTTCTTCAAGTTCGTGTAGGTGAGGTTTACGAGTCTTCAGGTGTTCTTACTGAGTATCCCGATCTACAGAACCAAGATGTTCATATTATAGACGGATGGGATAAGCCTAGCGATGGGTACGGAAAGTTATTAGCTACTGATGACTTTGGGGCTACAAAGAAGGGATGGGCTACTGACAGAATCGAAAGCACTAAAACACCACCTAACCACATAAGCGTAACGGGTCTACATGGTGAGATATACATAGGAGCAGCGGAAACAGATTGGGGAACTACTGGCTTTTACAACAACCAAAATACGTCACCAGGTATTAACACCCTTACAGATCAAATACATTACGAGGTCTTTAATCCTGCTGGAAGTTCTTTAGGTTCTACCACGATAACATTAAACTCGTCAACGCACTCAGGACTACCAACATCTACAGATATTGAAGATAAGCTAGTTATAATGGACACATACCCTGCGAATATTTCAGCAGCAGTCAACGCTATATCGGTGGCGGCAGTATCGCCAGCTTACTTCTTGTACTGGGACTACTACGTGCTAACCCCACAGACTAGTGGAGGTGTAGAGACTGGTGCTAAGCTAGTGGTGTTTAAAGAAGATGCAAACTGTAAACACAAGAGGCACACGTTAGGATGGCAGAACTCTTTCGGTACATACGACTACCTACCATTCACGGGGCGTGCTGAACACGAAATAAAGAGAACGTCAAAGAAGTTTAACACGTTCTTAGGTGATTACGATGGTACTACGTTTGACTTCGGAAGTCACGAAAGACAAGAGGCTGAATATAGTGTTAGAGCAAATAAATACATTAAGGTTAGCAACTACTTTACAGAGGGCGAGTTTATGATATTGCAAAATGCAATGGTGTCCAAGGAGGTTGTGCTTATCGAGTCATCAGTAGATTCTAACGGTCAGATTGTTAGCGTTATTCCAGTGACTTTAGAAACTAACTCGATGAAGGTTCATGAAGAGCTAGAAAGTAAAATGAAAGATGTGACATTGAATCTTAAAGTATCGCAAACCTATGCTTTTTCTTAGATTACTAGACAAAAATATCAATCACTCGTTAGAGCTTTTGACTAACGATCCAGTCCCGTTAACCTACAACTTTCGGGACGTTTCTACTTTATCGGCTAAAGGCAATCACTCGCAAACTTTTAGGATCCCAGCAAGCCCACATAATGAGGAATATTTTAAGGGGTTTTTTGATGTGAACTACGAGGGGAGTATAAACCCCAAGAGAAAGGTAGGCGCGGTTATACTAGAAGACACTATCCCTTTAATGCATGGTCACATACAGATCAAGCGTGTTATCATTCAGAACGACAAGCCAGAATACGAAATAGTGTTTTTTGGTGAGACTGTTGACTTTTGGGGTGAGTTAGGAAAAGAGCTTTTGTCCGATATGGATTGGAGTGCATACGATCACGAAAACAACAATACAAATATATCTGCTGCTAGTTTGGGTGGGTTGTTTAGTGGTGATATACGATACGGCATTATAGACCGTTCTCACAACTGGTCTGCTAACGGCGAGAATGGAACGTCTGATTTTGCTACGGAGTGGACAACGGGCGCGTTTACCCCGTTTATGAAGGCGAAGGTAATACTGGATGCTATTTTTGAAGATACTACCTTTACTTATGCTAGCACGTTCTTAAATACTTCGGCTTTTACGGATTGTTTTATGCCTTTATTTAGTGGCAATCAACTACCAATAACAACGTCGTCACCTCAGTTATCTAAGTTCAATGTAGGATTAACATCTACAGAAAACCCAGGCGTAGGGCTTAGCTTATTGTATAACCTTAGTGATTCGGGAAACTTCTTTGATGCTGGCGGTAACTACACTATAAACACTGGCACGGTAGCTGATTACTACACACCGCCAAACTTAGCGGTTTACACCATAAGATATTGGGCAACTACAGAGGTCGAGTCTGGCTATCCTTCGGGAACAGAGTATGCCTTTCAGTTCGGTGTTCGGGATGATCTAGGGAACTGGGTTCATTCATGGAATGTTAACCACGCCTACCCACACCATCTTTCGCAAGAGATTGAAGTAACTCTAGACCCTGCAAGAACATACAGACTAGCAGTTCATTGTGACGCCAATGATAGCCACGGGCAATTCCTAGGAGGCTCAACACCTGACACGCTAGGAGGTACGGGATGGGAGGTTACAGATGTTTCCTACCCTTTGGGCAGTGGTACTATAGATACGGCTGCAAACTTCCCAAAAATGACAAAGGTTGATTTTGTCAAGAGCTTGGTGGATATGTTTAATCTAGTAATGATTGCCGACAAGAACAATCCCAAAAAAGTACTCATTGAGCCTTATAATGACTACCAAGGAAGTGGTGATACTTTGGACTGGACAAAGAAGCTAGATTTAAGTAAGGACTACTCACACGCCCCAACGTCTGACATTCAGAAAAGAAAGTATTCATTTAGCTATACGGATGGTTCTGACTACATTAACAAGTACATACAAGACACGAACCTAAGAACATACGGGAGGTTTTTAATTGATGACACGGAGAATGATTTCAGTACGGGAGAACTAAAGATAAAGTCCAAGTTCACGGCTTACCCGATAACACCAATATCGGGAACCAACATAATAGCTCACAAGGCTTTTGACGCTTCATTAAACAAGCTAAAAGAAGCCAAGCCTCATCTTGTTTACAACTGTGGGCTAGTCACTTGTGACACTATACATTGTCTAGACCCCGTTGCTTTGACTTACACAGACTATACGCAATACAATCACTTTTCACACTTTAACGAGTATGAGCCAGACACTGCAGACCTTGACTTAAACTACGGTCAAGATGTTACCTTTTACCCCGTAGACTCAAACCCTTACGGAACTCTCTACAACAGTTATTGGCGCGATGCTATAAATCAATTATACTCACCATCCTCTAGAGTGTTTGAGGGTTGGTTTAATCTTGACGCAGTAGATATACAGTCGTTTAAGTTCTCTGACAAGGTATTCATAAGAGACTCATATTGGAGGATTGAGAAGATAGACGGCTACAAGGCTAACGAGGGAAGTACTAAGGTAAAACTAATCAAGATACTGGACTCTTCCGTTGATTGCGAGTACACGCCAATAGGTACGAATAGCACAGACTTATCTATCATATTTGAGGATTCAGCAGGAGCAACAAGCGTAGGTAATCAAACTTGCTGCGAGTTGTACGGCTATACGTGGGACGGTAGCGCGTGTTTTAACTCTGTAAACCCTGGGTTGCCAGCTCCTTCTTATGTTGGCAGTCATTCGGGAAGCACTGCAAGAAACTCACAACGCGGGGCTACTGGATTCATGCAAGGCGTTAATAATATAAACCCTGAGTCTAGCGCGTTCAATAATATTAACGCTATTAACGCGACAATAACGGACTACGTGACCGCTTCAATGGTAGCGGGTAGAGGTCATAATGTGGGAGACGACAGAGGTTTGCACGGTCTTCTGGTAACTGGTCAGAATGTGAACGCTTTTGAAGCTGGTAGACACTTCGGGGGTCGCAACGATTCGGACGACTTGCAAGGGGCTATCCAAACGGGGGAGATACTTATGCACGTAGCAGACACTGGATGGGCTTCTACCACTAGCAAGAACCTACTACTAGACGGTTCTTACTTGAATATGCCAGACGAAACAATGTGGAGCGTTCAAGCTCATATAGTTGTGGAGGAATGGGTAGGAGCTACACCAGCCTTTGCAGACTACAAAACCATCATGGCTAACGCGAATTGGTACAAGGACAGAGCTGCAGCAAAGGCGGGGGCTTGGACTATACAGAGTCAAACGGGAACACTAGGAACATTTGCGCTTGCTACTGACGTGGCAACAGATACAACACAGCATAGGCTTCAACTGACTTACAATGGAACCACAGTAACCAATCCTATTAAGGTGACTTGCCGACTAACCTACGTGCAGACGGTTGAGTGATTACCCGACAAAAGAAAACCCCTACCAATAATGGTAAGGGTTGACTATGACTCATACATCGGCTATCCCAACCGATACGTCAAATATAATACTTTTCATGGAAACACCAAACGAAAATATAAAATTTATTCTCAAAGTAATGCAGACCAATCGAGTCTATAGGGGTTGGCGCATTAAAAGGCGTACTAAATTAATCGCGTGGTTGTTCGTTATATTGTTAGGTGTCTCTTTTTGGGGAGGCTTACTGTACTACTATGGCAAATAAGAAGATAATAACCATACAGATTGACGCTGAGACTGGCGATGTCATTGATAAGCTAGAGGACGTAAAGAAAACCACCAAGGAAACATCTTCTGAAATGGAGGCTTCAATGGGCGGGGCTTTGGGTAAGATAGATTCTTTAACGGGTGGAGCTATAACAAAGGTTAAGGGGTTGATAAAAGGCGTCAAGGGCGTGACTTTAGGCATGAAGTCGCTAAAAGCAGCTATTGCCTCAACTGGAATAGGTCTTTTAGTTATTGCGTTAGGTTCTTTAGTGGCTTATTTCACCAGTACCAAGAGGGGTGCGGAGAGGCTAGAGCGTATAATGTCAGGCCTATCGGCTACTTTCTCTGTTGTTACTGATCGCCTTTCAGCTTTTGGTGAGACTTTAATCAATGCTTTTGAGAATCCACAACAAGCAATAAAGGATTTCGGCAACTCGATAAAGGAGTTTGTCATGAATCGGGTCAATGATGTTATTTCAGGCGTTCAAGGGCTTGGTACGGCTTTTGGTCTACTGTTTGACGGTGAGTTTAAAGCAGCAGCAGAGGCAGCGGGTGACGCTGTATTAAACCTAACCACGGGTCTAGTGCCAGTAGCTGGATTGATAAAGGATAACTCTGACGCCCTAGGTGAAATGTACGAGGAAATCGTCAAGGAGACAGACGCAGCCGTCAATCTTACGGGGGCTTTGCAAAATCTTACAGACGTAGAAAGAGAGTTAAGGGTAGCAAGGGCGGAAGGGCGTGCAGAAATTGAAAAACAAAAACTGATTGCGGACGATGTAACCAAGTCTACAGAGGAAAGACTAGTGGCAGCGCAAAAGGCTTTTGACTTGGAACAGTCATTACTAGAAAGAGAGTTGAGCGCAGCGCGTCAAAGGGTTTCTATTATAGCCCAACAAAATGCACTAGGCGAAAGTAGCGCAGAGGACTTGGATAGATTAGCGGAGGCGCGTATTGCTTTAGCAGAACTAGAGGCTGGAAGCACAACGAGGTCTATTGAACTACAGAATAAAAAGAACGCTATTGAAGCGGAAGGAGCGCGTCAAAGATTAGCAGCGGTCAAAGAGTTCAGAGATGCACAAGCAGCATTTGAAGCTGAGCAACTAGCGAAGGAACAAGGGATTGAGGCTGACCAAGAGAAGTTACAAGAAAAGTTGACAGCACTTGGACAGACTGAGATTGAAGCCGTCCAGGCTAAGTACGCAGCATTAGCAGAGTTGGCGCACGGCAACAAGGGTCTGATGACTCAGATTGAACAAGCGCAAGCAAATGAGATAGACGCTATTAACGCAAAGTCAGTAGCCAATAGAAAAGCTCAGAATCAAGCACTAGCAAACGCGTCTTTGAATGTGGCAGGCGCAGCAATAGGGGCGTTGATTTCTCTTAATGATGCAGCTGACAAAAAGAGTGAGGCAGCCAAGAAGAAAGCCTTTGAACGCGATAAAAAGTTAAAGATAGCCCAAGCAGTAATAACGACTATCCAAGGGGCTTTAGGTGCGTTCCAACAAGGAATGAGTACTTACCCTGCGCCATTTGGTGCGATTGTAGGTGGTGTCATGGCGGCTATATCGGCAGCAGCGGGGGCGGCTCAGATAGCAAAGATAAAAAAGACCAAGTATGGCGGTGGTGGTTCAACGGGGGGTGCGCCTAGCGGTGGCGGTGGCTCATTGCCTAGTGGAGCAACGACAACACCTAGTAGCCCATCTATAACGGGTGACATTGGAGAAGGAGAAACACAAGGGGCGATAAGAGCCTATGTGGTTAGTAAAGAAACAACAGACCAACAAAGCCGAGATCAACTAGTAGAAGATCAGGCGCAATTAGTAGAATAATACAGATATGCAGAAAATAAGAGAGTGGATTATAAATGAGGACGATGAGCAGCGGGGTATCACGGCTATTTCATTAGTTGAAAATCCAGCGATGGAAGCTGAGTGGTTGACTTTTTCGGAGGACCAAATCAAACTAGCCGTACAAGATGAGGAACGCAGAATCATAATGGGCGCGGTGTTGATTCCTAGAAAGCAGATACTAAGGATTGATGAGAACGGAGAAGAGTATTACGGGTTCTTTTCTGAGGAAACGGCTAGAAAAGCACTAGAAATATACATGAACGATCTAGCCATTAAGAACTTCACATTTGAGCATCAACAAGTATTGAACGGGTGTAGTGTTATAGAGGCGTGGATTGTTGAAGACCCCGAAAAGGATAAATCTGCTTTCTATGGCATGAGGTATCCAGTTGGGACTATTATGATGAGTTCAAAAGTAAACAATCAAGTAGTCTGGGACGAACAAGTTAAGACTGGAAGGATTAAAGGCTATTCGTTAGAGGGCTATTTTACGGAGGGCGTGAACAAATCAAAAGGCGAAACGTTATACAAAGTAGAAGATAATACAATGAAAAAGACAGTATTTGAAAAAGTAGTTTCCGAGCTTAAACAGAAGATGTTTGGCGCGGTTGAATTGGCTGATGCTAAACTAGCAGACGGCACAACAATCTTCACGCCAGCGGAAGAGTTCGCAATGGGTGTTGAGGTTCAAGTAGATGTGGACGGTGAAATGCAGCCAATGGCAGATGGTAAGTGGGAGCTTGAAACTGGTGAGATTCTAGTAATAGCCGAGGGCGTTGTTTCTGACATCTTGACTAAAGAAGTTGAGGAAGAGATGACAGAGACAGAAGTTGAGGCACAACTTAGCGAGATTATCGCGCAAGGGGTTGAGAAGGCTACCAAGTCGCTCAACGAAAAGATTGAGGCTTTGACTGCGGACATGGAAACATTGAAGGCAGAGAAAGCGGAGGTGGATACGGAGTTGGCAGCAGCGAAGGAGACACTATCAAAGACGCCAGCTAAAAAGGTTGAGCGCAAAGAGACACTTTCAGAGGTTGGCGCACCAAGTAAGCCGCTACCGAATGCAGTAAGTAAAGGATTGACATATTTAAATATACATAAGTAATGAGTAAGAAAGTAGAACTAGCTTCGAGTCTAGGCGTAAATAGCACTAGCTATGCTGGTGAGGCAGCAGCGGGGTACATCGCAGCCGCTATGCTACAAGCGGACTCTATTGAGCGCGGTCTAGTGACCGTGGTTGAGAATGTAAAGACAAACCATGTATTGCAGGTATTGAGTGATACTGGTGGATTGATTGACGCTTACAGTTGTGATTTTGCAAACGCTGATGACCTTGATATTGACGAGAAGGTGCTTGCGTTGACTAACTTGATGGTCAATATTCAGTTGTGTAAGTCGCAATTCCTTGCGTCATGGGCAGCAATGGAGACTGGCAGCGGTCGCGCGGGTTCTGAGATTCCAGCATCTTTCGAGGATTTCCTTTTGCTTTATGTAGCGGGAAAGATTGCAGAGTCAACGGAGTACAACCTATGGCAAGGTAACTATGACCCAGCAGGAACTTCACCAACTTACACATCTTTTGATGGTATTTGCGCGAAGATTGAGGCGGCTTCTAGCACTGTAAAGGTTGATCTTTTGGATAAGACAGACGGAACCTCACCGATTACTTCATTTGCAGTTGTTGAGGATTTGGCTTATAATATGCAGCGTTGTATTGACAATCTTCCAAATGCTTTGAAAGGGCGTTACGACAAGGTGAAAATCTTCTTGAACCCAGCGTCTTTTGATAAGTATTTCCAAGACCTTGCTGATAAGGGATTGGCTAACCAGTACAACAACGCGGACGCACCAGTAACGTATAACGGTTATTCTATTGAGCGTGTGTTTGGTTTTCCAGATGCTACTATATTGATGGCTAACCCTGAGAACTTGTTCTTCGGTACTGATTTATTGAGTGATTTTAATCAAGCGAATGTGGTAGACACTTCACTAACCCTTGCGGATGACAATGTGAGAATCCGTTACCAGTGGGCTGCGGGAACGCAGATTGCAGTTGAGGGAGATTGTGTAATGGCTTACCCAGACGCAGCATAATAGCATACTATGGCTTGCGGAGCAACAGCGGGAAAAGAGCAGATTTGTGCAGAGGCACTAGGAGGGGTTAAAGAAATCCTCCTAGTGAACTTTGCTGATATAGATGGCACGTTAACTTTAACGTCTAACGAGGTTTCGGATTCGTCTGCGACTTTCACGGCTTATCGTTATAAGGTGCGTAATACTTCGGGTGAGAAGTTGGGGGTTACTGAGACTCCTGAGATCGGAGGAAGTGGAAACTTTCACAAGCAGACTATTGAGCTTGTTATTCCAGAGCAGACAACGGCTGATATGCTAAACTTCGACTCGTTGTTGAAGGGGCGCGTTATGGCTTTTGTTTACGCCAATGATGGCGCAGTAAGATGCTACGGACGAACTAGAGGTTTGGAAGCAGAAGGTGGTGAAATTTCTACTGGAAAGGAGATGGGAGACTTCAACGGATACAAAATGACGTTGACGGGTGAGGAAGGAGTCCCAGCATACGCGTTGACTGCATTTACTACCAATCCAATGGATAACCTAAGTTCAGCGACTATTACGTACAATCCTACATACTAGGATTTAAGACTAACTAATAAATGGGCGGTTTGGGTAAGTTCCCTTACCGCCTTTTTGCGTAAATTTATGGTACAAGCGACAGTAAACACAACTAACACGGTTAGAATGACTCTAAAAGAGAGTGTTGTAGACGTGCCAACGTTTACAAACTACCTTTTGAGGATACATAATGACTACGGGGATCATAGTTGTATCGTTTCTCCTACGGTTGACACTGCAAGATATAGCGAGTTCGTGCTTGATTTAAGCCAATTGGACGCGGTTAACGGTGCGGTGTTGATTACTGAGTCGGGAGAATATAATTACGAGGTCTACGGGCAAACAAACGCCACTAACTTGGACTATGCGGATGCGGTTGTTGTTGGTTTATTGGAGAAGGGAACTATGAATATTAAGTCTGGCACTACTCACTACGAGGATATTGCTAGCACAATAGAAAAAGACATTCAGTTATGACTACGGATTTTGTAAACTTGTCTAGCTACGAACGCCAGGAGGGTGTGGAGAAGATCAACCGCAAGGGGTGGGTAGACTATGGAGATAAGAACCTATTTCCTCAATACCTCCATGAGTTGTATATGGGTAGTGTTACGCATAACGCCCTAGTGTACTCTATAGCTCAGGACTTTTCGCAGTCAGTAACGCCCCCGTCAATCATTGAGGGTCACAATGAAATATGCTTAGACCTAAAAAAGCAAGGCGGATTTTATTTGGAAGTCAATTACGCTTTGGACGGTAAGAGTATTGCAAGGGTTAAGCACATTCCTTTTGAGTCCATACGAATAGAAAACGCAGAGACACCTACAAAGGTCTGGCACTCGCTTGACTGGTCTAGTGCTAGAGGTCAGAACAAGCCAGAAGAGTATCCTATTTATAACGAGAAGCTCAACTCTGTAAGTAATCCCGTACAGATTATGCCCGTCTTTATGTTTGTGGCTGGTAATGACTCCTATCCAAGACCTGACTACATTGGAGGTGTTGACTGGATTGAAATGGAGCAAAGTATAGCCAAGTTCCACGTCAATAATATTAGAAACGGGTTCAGCCCTGTTTATGCTATCAAGCATCATAGCGGAGAACCTACACCAGAGGAAAAGGTACAAAATAGAGCTACTTATGAAAGAACTCTAGTAGGTACGGAAGGCTCAAAGGTGTTGATTACCTACGATAACGGTCCTGACACTGGTGTTGAGTTTGAGTCTTTCGATATTACGGACGAAGATAAGAAGTACGAGTTCCTAAGTCAGGAGTGTACTGATAAGATAATGATTGCTCACGGTGTTGTAAACCCTTCAATGTTCGGTGTGGCGGTTGCTGGAAAGTTAGGAGGAGGTACAGAGGTTGAAGAGTCGAAGGAGATATTCAACCGTAGAAAAGTTCAGCCCGTTGCGGATATGCTAACAAAGGTATATTCTATCTTTGGTGAAACATCACAAGAGGAATTGAGCGCGGTCTTTACTGATGACCTAGAGAAGTTCGTTATAGACTACGTTTCCGAGAAAGGGGAGCAGATGGGCGATGAATGGGACTATTTCGAGGAAGATATTGAGGACGAGAAGAACGAAGGCTTTTATCATAGTAAAGACGGGTTGAGCTTGTCAGCCGTTAAACTCTATGACGCTACCTACAGAAACCCACAAGACAAAAGCCCGTGGGGTGACGCTGGATTGTATAAGTTGAGGTATGTGTATAGTGGTGAAGCTAGTAAAAAATCGAGGGCGTTTTGCAAAAAAATGGTAAGTCTCACCTCGCAAGGTTATGTTTATCGCTACGAGGATATAAAACTGGGTGAGAAAGGCTCAATGAGTGATTCAGGTATAAATTCTGAGTTCGCACCAAAAGGAGCAAGTACATACGATATATTTGAGTTCAAGGGCGGTGTTAATTGTCATCATACATGGAAGCGTCGAATATACTTTAGAAAGACTGACGCTGGCAAGTTTAAACCAAGATCAACAACTCCTGAGATGGAGAACGATACCAAGGTGGGAAACAATCCTTTTGTGCCTGAAAAGGGTGTAGAGAGTAAGCGTCCTTACGATATGCCTAACCATGCTAGTCTAATGTCCAAGATGTTCACAAAGTTAAAAGAAAAGTTAAATGGCGATTCCTAGTGAAAAGACTCTAATAAACTTAGAGACATTAAAGAAGTACACACCTATAAACGGGAGTGTTGACGATGCGACAATAAACCCTTTTATCTATGTGGCACAAGACACTTACTTAGTGCAGGTATTAGGTACAGACTTGTATGATAAGATAGTAGCGGACTCAGTTGCGGATACTATTACTGGTAAGTACGCAATCATAAAAGACTTGTATATTCCAAAACTATTATGTTGGAAGGTTGCTTTTGATGTTTACGACCACTTAGCGGTAAAGATTGACAATGGTGGTTTGGTGACTAGAATATCACAAGACGCTACACCACCATCGCAGAAGCAAGTGCAAGCGTTGAAGGATAAAGCCTTGCACAACGTAAACAACTACACTACAAGGCTGATTAACTACTTGTGTGCGAATAGTTCTGACTTACAAGAGTACAGTAGTAATACTTTCCCAGATCAACACCCTATACATAGGCGCACACATTCTATTGATGGACTAGGACAAAGTAAAAGCGTACCAAGATGGCAGATTTAAGCGACAAGAAAAAGAAGTTATTAATATTATTGAAGGAGAGGGATGAACGAGTTAAGCAACTTCATATTAGGGATTCTCGGCACGGTAATAGCCGCATTGATAGTTAGTATCGTGTTGGGTATTGTGTGGATGCGTAAAGCCATAGCAGATCAAAGGGAGGCTCATAGCCTTATGGAGCAAAGATTGAACCATAGTGAGGAAAAGCTAGACAAGATTGAGCGCGTCCATGATGGGCAATATCATGAGTTGTCTGACAAAATGGATAAGACGTTAGAGGTTTTAACTGATATTAAACTGGCTTTTAGCGAGGTTAGAATAAAGAACGAAAGCAACGAGCGTAGAATTGAGCGTTTGGAGGAACGGGCGTAAAATCTTATATTCGCTACATGAAAGACTTTTACTTAGAGAACTACTTACACCTTCATGATCTAGACGAAGGTTTAATAAATTGGCTAAATGGGATTGAACGACCTAATACTACTGATTGCGACGAGTCAGATAGGGATTCGTGAGGATAACGACGAAGATAGGATACTATCCTACTTCCATGAGATCGGTCATAAGTGGGTTAAAACCGACGACACTGCGTGGTGCGCTGCGTTTGTTAATTGGGTTTTGAAAGAGGCTCATGTAGATGGTACTGGTAAGCTAAATGCACGTAGCTTTTTAGACTTGGGTAAGGATATTTCTTTGCGAAAGGCTGATGAAGGTGACTTAGTTGTGTTTTGGAGGCAATCCAAAGAAAGCGCCAAGGGCCATGTAGGTTTCTTTATTGGTGAAGACGGGAAGGATATTTATGTGTTGGGAGGCAACCAAGGGAATAAAGTTTGCATTGCGAAATACCCAATAGACAGACTTTTATCTGTTCGTAAATTAGACTGGTAATGAAAGATCGTAAGAAATTCAAGGACACTAAATTCGGTAAATGGGTTAAGAAAGCTGGCAAGGCTGCGCCCGATGTTATTGAGTCCGTTGGCATGGCAGTAGGAGGCCCCTGGGGTACGGTTGTAGCGAAGGTAGGCACGGCTTTAGGTGGTGTTTTAGATAAAGAACCAGACAACCAAGATGCTGCGGATTTACTTGAAGAGTTCGAGAGCATGGAGGAACTTTTTAGGATGGAATACGAGTACCATACTATTGAGGTTGCTGAGATCACAAAGCGTTGGGAGGCAGATAGTAGTACAGACTCTTGGCTATCTAAAAACGTGCGACCCTTGACTTTAGTGTATTTACTCCTTATGTTTTCGGTAGTGGTTGTGTTGGATAGTGTAGACCCTATGGCTTTTGATGTTAAGGATTCTTATATTAAGTTACTTGACGGCTTGCTTATTACCGTAATAATTGCGTACTTTGGCTCACGCGGATTCGAGAAGAGCCGCGACATCTTCCGAAAAGGATAATATTTCTTTTGTTTTAGTTTTTTGTTTTTCAGAATTGGGTTAGCCTTCGGGTTAGCCCTTTTTTGTGCGTCATGAAAAATAAATTTGGTTTGTTCGTTATTGGGTTGTATCTTTGGGGTGTTCAAAAACAATGAAGTCATTAACGCGTAACCTTTAAAAACAAAACACGTAAACAAACAACAGTATGAGAAACAAAAACAACACTAGAGCATTGCAGCTAGATATAGCTCGTAGATTAAGCAAGTCTGAATTATGGATTGTATTAAGACTTGATGACAAGGGTATTCATGCACATATGCCAAACACAGAGCATTTGTGTCTTCTTGGAGCTTTTTTTGATGGTCGTCCAGATCTTTTAGAGATTGTTAATGAGTATTGTAAACATAAATAAAAAACAAAACTATGAACACATTTTTAAAATCGGTCAGAGCCTTGCGGGATGCAATGCCTAACCACAAGCTAGAGTTAACACAAATAGGAAACACCAACTACATAACTTGCAAGCCCATTCACGGGTTAGCTGGCTTTGTAGAGATGGCAAAAGCGGATGATGCAGACATGAACTACATTACTTCTTTGAATATGTTTGTGTCAATGGTAAAAGGAAACAATTTAAAATTATACAAATGAACAAACTAGATAGACCGCTAAAGAGTTATGAGATAGACTTTAAAGTCTCTAGACTACAGAAATGGGGTGACAACGTTTACGCCTTCCTACTGGCTTACAAGGATGCTAGGGTTGATATGAATATTCTTGACTCAACAGTAGGTTCAATGAACTGGCAATGTGAGTATAAACGAGACTCTAACGGGGTTTTGCAATGTGGTATTGGTATCTTCCAAGAGACAGAAAAACACTGGGTTTGGAAGTGGAGTAATGGAACGCCATCTGAGTTTGAAGGTGTGAAGGGTGAATATTCAGACGCTTTCAAAAGAGCTGGCTTTATGTGGGGAATTGGTCGTAGTCTTTATGACTTCCCAAGCCTTAAAGTAATACTTGAAGACAAAGAGTACAACGACAACAACGGAAAGCCAAAAGCAACGGGATTTTTGAAGCCTAATGAATGGAACTGGTATATTGAATATGGTGACGGTGAAGAGTTTGAGAAGACTATACCAGTAAAGATCAGAGCAGAGAAGAAGTACGGCAGTAGTTGGAGAGATCGTATTAAAATTGATAATTCTGGACGATGAAAAAGATGGACGTATTAGTACTGTTTATCATTCTTCTGTTAGTCTCCGTTAAAGTCGGAGAGCTAACGGAGGAAGTGAACAGATTGAAGGAACAAGTAAAAACATACCAATGCGAAGAACTTGCGACTACTGCGGAGATACAATAAGAACCTACGCCACTACTAGAGGGGCTAAAACATACCACAATGGATGCTATAAGGATATTGACAACGGCAACACCAAAGAACCGTCCAACATTCAACGAATGGGCGAGAATGATAAGAAAGGAGACTAACAAAAAATACAAGGTAAATGAAAAAGGAAGAATCGGAAATGTATAATTTGTTTGGCTATGAGCCATGCGCACACATGACATTGAAAAGAGACAGTCCTAAAAAGGTACTAGCAAAAAAGATTGAAAGCACCATTGACAGTGTTAATGCTTTCTACGCTAGTACAACGGCAGTTAATAGCGGTAAGATGCAGTATATCACAACTCCGCAAGGCCACAAAAAAAGGTACTACCGTCGTTTTAAAGACGGCAAGGAAGTGACTAAAGAACATATTCGCAGCGTCATCCTTAAAGAGTGCGAGGACAGATGTTTGCCTTTTGAACACATTCTAAAGATAGGGGGGTGGATATGTTAAATTATTTCGCAGCGCCAGGGGTTTTGTCGCCTCAACACACGGCAGCAACGTTTAGAAATATAGCAGACATTTGCTATGATGTGATCGAGTTCGAACACGGTATAACTAAGGATGAAATATACTCAAAAGTAAGAGAGAGACCACTTGTGGACGCTAGAAAGATAATGGCAAATGTATTGCGTAAATACACTAGCGCAACCTTCGTTAATATAGGTAAAGAATTGAACGTAGATCACTCAACAATAACCTATTACACTAAGTCTTTTGATTTCTTATGCAAATACGATGAATCTGTAAGCAATCTTCATAGGAGAGTGCTGGAAGGGCTTGCAAAAAAGTCCTTAATTTAATTTCCTACATTCGCAAAAAAAAGACAATGGACAAAAAAAGAGACTCTTTCATTTTCTACCGTAGCTTTCACGAAGCTATCACGAATTTGCCCGATCAAGATCGTTTAATTATCTACGAAGCTATTGCAGAATTCAGCCTAAACTTCAAAGAACCGAACTTAGACGGAATCAGTAAGGCAATTTGGTGCTTAATACGCCCAAATCTAGAGGCAAACAATAAGCGTTTTGAGAACGGAAGCAAGAAAAAAAGAAGCAAAACCGAAGCAAAACCGAAGCAAAACGAAAGCAATATTGAAGCTAATAAGGATAAGGATAAGGATGTAGATAAGGATAATAGAGAAAAAACACCCCACGATGTTTGGAATAGTGAAGGAATTAGAAACCCAAAGGACGCTTTGACGTGCCAAGGTTACTTCCAAGGGTTGAAAGACAAACACAAATACCAATGGCAGACCGAAGACGTGGCAACTAGGTTTTTTGAACACTACGCTGCAAAGGGCTGGATGGTGAACGGAGCCAAGATAACAAACTGGACGTACAAGGCTAACGAGTGGGCAAGGTCTGAGAAGGACAGAAACGGGGTAAAAACAAAAGAGCAACCAGCCTCATGGGGTAGGTTATAGGTTTGAAAAAACAATAGCCTTAAAACGCTTTAAAATGAAAACAAAGAAATACAGAATACTGAACTTATACGCTTGCCTTGGAGGTAATCGTTACAAATGGAACGAGGTCTCTGAAAGAATAGAGGTGACTGCGGTTGAGTTAGATCATGAGTTAGCAAGGTTATATCAAGAACGTTTCCCAAATGACAAGGTTGTTATCGCTGACGCACACCAATATTTGCTAGATCACTACCAGGACTTTGATTTTATTTGGACTTCTCCACCTTGCCCAACTCATAGCAGTATGAGAAAAACAAACACAGGCGAAGGTGAGCGAAAATCTAAAGCAACTTATCCCGATATGAAGTTGTACCAAGAAATATTGTTATTAGAACACTTTTTTAAAGGTAAATACTGTGTTGAAAATGTAATACCTTTTTACGAGCCTTTAATACCTGCAAAGAAAAGAGATAGACACCTTTATTGGACTAACTTTAATTTACCAAGTGATTTAAACGGAAGGAAGGCGAGTAACTTCATACACTCAAAAGTTGGTGATTTGAGCGAATTTCACGATTACGATTTTAGGAAGTACAAAGGAAATCAAAGAGTAGATAAAATCGCTCGAAACCTGGTTGATTACGAAGCTGGCAGAACAATACTTGAAACGGCTATGGAAATACACAGACAAAACAATACAAAACAAATTTCTATATTTGATGAAAACAAAGAAATATGAAACTTCACCCACTTTTACTAGATCAAGAAACAAACCAAGCATACAACCACCTTTTCCAGCATGGAAGGCAACGAGGGGACACTATAGGGCTGAAAGGGTTTGATGAGTACATATCCTTCAAACGAAAGTCCACATTCTACGTTTATGGACCTCCCTACTCAGGAAAGTCTACCTTTTGGCATTTTATCCTAGTTCAGTTATCACACTTGCACGGGTGGAAGCATTTTATACAAAGCCCCGAAACGGGAGAGCCTAGTGATATTTACGCGGAGCTTACTGAAATGCTTTGCCGTAGTTGGTTTAAATTTGGATACATAGACCCCGAAAGGTTTAAAACGGCTCAGGGCTTTATACATTCTCACTTTTTGGTGGGCACAAACTCCAACACACCTGAAGAGTTTTTGGAAGCGGCAAACGCAGCTAGTGAACACTTTAAAGAACCAGTTTGGAGCGCAACTTGCGACCCGTGGAATGAGTTCTATCATGACATAACCAAGTACGGAGGCGCAAGGGATTTGTATTTAGAGAACGTACTAGGCGAGTTTAGAGAAGACGCAAGGAAGAACAACCGACTAAACTGCATTATCACACACCCACAAAACCAAGATGACGTGGTTAAGGACGGGATAAGATACCAGCCCCCAACCATGATGAATAGAATCGCGGGTGGTCAGGCATGGAGCAGGAAGGGGCTTAACATGATGAGCGTGTGGAGACCGCCACCGCCTAACATGAACGGAGACAGGCTACTGGATAAAGACGGTTATCCGTTTGAAGATAATTATGTAGGCGTCAGCTTGGATAAAGTGAAGCCAAGGGAATTAGGGGAGAGAGGACACGCAGATTTATTTTTTGATTTCAAAAAAAAGTGCTACTTTAGCAAAACTGGAATGGTGGAAAATTATGCTACTGCATGGGGTTAACGGTTAGGCTAATTTTAGTAGCCGTTAATCACTAGTCATTGAATTATAACAAGACCTTGCAAGGCAATTAACTTTAGCCATTGTTAGGCACTTTTAAAATTATGAAAACAGGAATAGATATTATTATAATTAGTTTAATGGCAATAGCCATTGTATTACAGTTAAAAGATGAAGATTTGAGAAAGCCATTATTTTGCCTTTGGTTGGCATTATTCCTTGAAGGAATAAGCAAATTCTTATAATTTTTATTATGCCTAACGCTGAAATAACCGCAGCGACCGCAGGGAGTAGCGCGTTATAGAATGT